AACTCGTATCTACCTTTGATGGCATCGAGCAGTATAAGATTAGCCCCTTCATCCTCACTAGGATACCAAATACCCCAAGTGGTGATAGCGGAATAATCTGCAGTTTCTTTTTTAAGAAATGCAGTATCATAAGATTGTATGACATGTTGTAGTTGTGGAATATTTTCTGATGTGTAGGTTCTCCACCACTCACGTTTCAATATAGCACCTTCTTCTGCTGTTGGGTTCTGCATCCATTGAGCATTCCATTTTGCAACAGGTAGGGTTGCTTTTACTTTTTCTAATTCATCTTGTTTCCAATATTCAGGCCAAACTGGTCCGTGCTCCATGATTGCTGGAAATTCGACAACGTGCCATTGATCAGCTTTAGCTTCTGTTTGATTTTTAACAAGCATACCGGTTAAGTCTTTTGTAGACCATCTAGTCATAACTAAAACTATTTTACCACCTGGTTGCATCCTTTGCCGTGGTCCTGATGTATACCATTCGTAGGCTCCTTCTAAAGCGACCTTGGACATTGCATCTTGTTCTGAGTGTGGGTCGTCAATTATTAATAAATCTGCACCACGTCCAGTGATTGCACCACCAACACCAGCTGCAAAGTATTCACCACCTTGTGATGTCTCCCAACGTCCTGCTGCTTTAGAATCTTCTTGAAGTGTCGTCTTGAAAATTTTTGCGTAATCTTCACTATCAATTAAATTTTTAGCTTTACGACCAAATCTTATTGCGAGTTCTCCTGTGTGAGTAGCCTGTATGATCTTGAGCTTTGGATCACGACCCACCATCCAAGCAGGGAGGAGATAAGATGCAAACTCTGACTTTGTGTGCCTTGGTGGCATATTAATTATTAGTCGTGTTATCTCACCAGTTGCAAGTTTGTTAAATTTATCAGCTATGTGTCTATGATGAGAGCCTTCAATAAAATCTGGCCACACACATTTTACAAAAGACAGAAAGTCATTTTTGGCTTTGTTTTGTATTTTTTTTTCTGCATGCATAACCTGCAATCTTTTAAAAGTTTTTCGTACATCTGCAGGTAGTTTACTTATGTCAACGTTATTCAAATCCATATAAATTTTTGAAAAATTTTTTTCCAAACCAATAAAAATTTTGAAAAATTTTTTCAGGGTTACTATACCTATTGAAAACGATTTTACCAACCATAACAGTGTAAGTCTTGCACAAGTGCACAATATAAGTAACTTTTTTCGTGAAAAAGGGGGGGTCGGTAAAGTAAATATTTTAGATTTTAACCTTTGTTTAGGATCCCTTGGCCATGTTCCACGGATCAAGAACCTTAATTTATTACTAACGATAATTTATTCCTATCAATAGGAATAACTATAACGATCCAAGAACCTTGGAAATTTTTCCAAAGCCCTCGGCAACTGGATCAAGTTTATAGCCAATGGTTGAAAGCTCCCGGATCATTGACCCCTCAAAAAGTTTTACGGATCTTGAACCTTGCCCCCTGACACAGATAAAACTATTTTTTGGATGTTTAAAATGGAAGGCTATTTGATGAGGTGAGAAGGTTACCTTATTACCCTTTGCAACTTTTAACTCTACTGTGAAAAAGGTAGAATTAGCATTATAGCCCAATAGATCTGGAGTCCCAAATAAACTATTATTTTCAATTCTAATCCAACTAATTTGAGGAATATTCTTTTTGATTTCGTGATAAAATTTACTTTCATATTTCATTTAATATCAAGGTAACACCTACATTTAAAATAAAACAATTTCAAGTTGAAAACACTATATCTTGTGCCTGGTAACCGGTAACCACTATATCTAGGAGCTATCAAAAAAAGTTTATTTTTTTCTTGATTTGAAATAATTATCCTATAATATCCATTAAATATAAATATAAAAGAAAGGATAAAAATAAATGAACAAACAAGAAAAATACATTATGTATCAAAGAATAAAAAAACATGGTGATAATTTAAAAACCGTTTTTAATCTTGATGTTGATAGTGTTAAACTTTGTAAGCAATTATTTAGATTAGAGAACAAAGCACACAAATTAGCAATTGATTATTGTAACGGCGACTTCAATGGTGACATTGAAAAAGAAGGTGAAAAAATACTTTCCAAAGTTGCTAAAATATTAAATACAAATACTTTTAATATGTTCTTTAATACTGATGCTAGAGGTTATGCTTTAAAATTCTTTGAAAGATTTAGCAAAGACAAGCCAATACACAAAGATTGGGGAGGAAATGGTATCATTGCTCCAGATTTTAGAGAACATAATTAAAAGGAGGAAAAATGAAAAATAGTATAGTAACTTGGCATGGCTACAATAATTATAATATGAATTGTAATATTGAAGACCTTAAAAAAAGGGGGTTTGAGTGTTCATCTTATCATAATGATCTTGCCCCTTCATACACTAATAAAAAAGGTAATATTCAAGTTTTTTTCATTGATTTAGATAGTGATGAAATGAAAGCTGAAAAAATAACTTATAAATTTTCAGTAATGAAACTTGATGAACATGGTGAATATAGTGAAACAATTGGCACAACTAATTCATTTAAGGAAATGCTTACAATGGTTAGGAAGGGGGAAAAATGAGTAATAATACCTATGGTATAGTTTATGGAACTGACAACATTTATACAGATGTTTCAAATAGCTTAAAAGGTGCTAAAAGATATGCAACAAATAGAGGATATGATAAAGTTGGAATTAGATATAATTCTGGTTATCATTGTTCAGTTGTTGCTATAAAGATAAATAATAAATGGACTAAACCAAAGAAGGGGGAATAATGAGAGAAGAGTTAAAAAAATTAATAAATGATGTTTATAAATTAGGTGATTATGCAATGGAAAATAATTATCATCCTTCAACTATAAACACATTAACAACGATTGAATTACAATTAAAACGATTATTAAATGATGAAAGTAAAAAGAAGGGGGAATAATGAAACATAAGATAACTTTGACAACTGAAGAATGTTTTGAGGTTGTTGATATATTAGGTTTACATATTCAAAGAAAGAATGTGGATAAAGACTTATTATCTGCATATAAAAAGTTAAATGTTAAAATACCTAATGTTGACAATTCTAAAGTAAACTTTGATTATGTTGTTAAGAATTTTGAACCAAGAAAATAAAAATAATGCTTGATTATATAATTTATGGGATTATAAATGACAGAAAAAACAAAAAGGAGAAAGTATGAAAAATAAAAAAAGAGGATGCTATAAAAGATGCTCAAAAACAACATTTGAAAGAGTTTAACCAATTATGATATTAGATTTAATAATTATTGTAGGTGGTTATATTTTATGCTATTTATTAATTAAAACTAAGAAAGAAATAAAATGAAAGAAAAAAATTTAGGAATAATAGACAACGAACTACATGAGATAAAAGAACAAACAATTAAAAATATCTTGGGTAGTAAAAAAGTTTATTATATTAAATACAAACAAAAAATAGAAAGAGGTAAGAAAGATGAAGGTAAACTACAAAAAAATTGAAAAATTAAAATCTTTTCATGGTGTTACATTAAAAGGAAATGAAACTTTTGATGAATTATTGAAGATTGAAAAAGATAATTATTATAAAGGTAGAACGATTTGTAAGGCTAAAGATTGCAACGAACCTTTATACAAGAACCAAAGTCCAACGAATAAACAATATTGTTTAAGTTGTGGTTAAACAGAAATTAGAAAGGGGGTAAAAAAATGGATAGAAATAGAAAATTTTTTATAATTAAAGAAACTATTTACAGTAATATTCCTAACTCATTTGAAATTGAACTAAATAAAAAGTTTGATTTTGAGACGGCAATTAGAAAACTTTTTGCACTTGATGAACTTAACGACAATAGAAATGTTGTTAAGTATCATTTACAAGAAGTTACTAGCATAGAAACCGATAAAGTCTACGAGGAGACAAAAGAGGAAGTAAATGGTTTAGCTAAGATTAAATAACTCTAACGAGTCTAGGGGTGTTGTTGCTCCGACACCCCTAGTAATCCTTAACATACCCTGGGGGCAAAATTAATTTTTCTTCCTTATTTGGTTTTAAAACAACTCTCAATGAAGAGTCTAAGGGGTTATTACTTTGATGTACCTCTATTCTTTTAATCTCTTCTAAATAACCTTTTTTAGTCATAATGTATATTTTTGCATCACTTACAGCATTACCTCTTCTACCATTTTGGCCTTCAGTAAATTTTTCTAGATATTCTTGAAGGTGTTTAACGTACATTTTTTGATAATTCTGTTATTAACTTTTTTAAACTAAACACTAAATTTTTATTTTGTTCATTTTCAGCAAAAACTTTTTTAAGCTCCCAAATTTCCTCTTTTTGAAATTTAATCAATCTTTTTAAACCATTTATTTGAGATTTTTGTATCTCTATGGTTTTAGTTAGATCAAGATCACCTCTGTCATCTTTCATATATTGACTTTATAATCGTGTTACCTTAAAAAGTCAAATATGGGAGTGCCAAAAAGATTAACAGAAATGCAAAGACGATTTGCCGAATTTTTAGTATTTGGTGATGAAAATGGACCTTTAACACAATCGGAAGCAGCGATCAAAGCTGGTTATAGTCCAAAACGTGCAAGACAAGAAGGATCAGAGCTTACTAATCCAAGACTTTCACCTTTAGTAGTAAAATTTATTGGTGAGTTAAGAGAGGAAAGAATTAAAAAACATGAAGTAACCTATGAAGGCCATGTTGCCGAGCTTGCAAGATTAAGAGAAGCAGCACTCAAAAAAGGTAGTTTTTCATCGGCTGTAAATGCTGAGGCGAATAGAGGAAAGGCAGCCGGACTATATATTGATAGAAAGATCATAAAAACCGGCAAATTAGAAGATCTTTCAGAACAAGAGCTTGAAAATAAAATGAAACAAATTTTATCTGACTATGAACCATTGTTAAAAGCAAAAACTGTTAATGGTGAGTCGGAGGAAATTAAATCTTCTGTATCTTCTTTACCCAAGCCCGAGGAATCATCGTCCGATCACCAAAACTAAAACTCCCATCATCTTCTTTATCGTAAGATGCAAACAATTTAATAGATTTTTTATCTTTAGAATATAACCAACCCTCATTAACTGGTCTTGCTAAAGACATTCTATCAAACTCTTTTTCGGTAGCCCAGCCCGAGTCACTCACACAATCGATCCACTCCACTCGAACTTTCGGATAAGGTATTCCGGGAGTTACTGTTGAGGCGTTAACTTTTCTTCTTTTCCTAGGCATGTATAGGTTTATATCACAGATTTTTTTATTTTATATATAGCTCGCACGTGCGATGGCGATTTTGTAACAGTACATATTAATCTGTACCAAAAAACAAAAAGTGTCCCATAATTTGTCCCATAAAAAGCTATATTTTATGCTAATAATTGATTAAAAGTACACAAAGTACACTTTATTTCACAAAAAATTAAAATTTTTTTTAAATCTGTAAAATAAACCTATATAAAAGTTTATTTTGTCTCTTTTTTGACATAATGTTGACGCAAAGCTGACAATTTACCTTCAGTTTCTGAAATTTTTAGTAATAATTTGTCAACTTCTTCTGAAATACCTGTGTGTTCGGGTATTATTAATGCATGGTCATTGAAACAATCTATTTTAAACAATGCATCTTCTATTTCGGCATCATATTTTTTAAGTAATGTTTTAAGTAGTTTATCCTTCATTGGTTAGCTCCTTTTCTAATTTTGGCAAATCTATGTTAACTGCCTCTTTTTCGTCAAACTTTAGCTCATAGTACATGTCTAATCTTTTAAGAAACTTATGTTTCCACATTCTTAGTGCAGCACCTTCAACTTTAAATTCTTGGTAATAAAGATCTGGGGTGCAAATCATTATAACTCCTTGTTTTATTTGACTATTATGCACATAATCGTGAGCCATGCAATATGCTGCAATTTGCATAAAGTAATCTTCTATCCAATCTTCTCTTTTAGGCCTATTAGCTTGTTTAAAATCTACAACAGTATCCATATTATTATGGACACAAACCAAGTCAGTAGACCCAGCATAAAGCCCAGGATAATACAACGTGACTTCCGAGCCATAAATTTTTTCAACTGGAGCAAGACCCAACTCAATAACTTTTTCGGCCATGGTTTTCGCCTTTTGTCCGACATCTGTAAGATCATCGTAACCAGTTCCTTGTACATAACATTCGAGGAATTTGTGCATGGAAGTCCCACGTTGACTAGATAAATTTTTGATTCTTTCAGCTTCTTTTTCTCCAACTTTAGC